ATGGGCGGTAGCAACTCTACTGGGTTAAACATCTCAAACTAATAGGTAATAAGTTATGAATGAGACAACTTCCTGCGCCAAGCGTTACCATAAACTTGCAGCCGACAGGGAGATTTATCTCGACAGGGCTAGGGAGTGTTCTGAGTTGACACTACCTGCCCTCATAACTCCTGAAGGTTTCAGTTCTGCAACCGACCTATATCAGCCTTTCCAAAGCATAGGTGCTAGGGGTGTCAACAACTTAGCCTCAAAGCTTATGCTGTTGTTGCTCCCCCCTAACGCACCTTTCTTCCGTCTAGCAATGGACACCAAGACCAAACAGGAATTGGATGGAGAAGGTGAGCTACGGGCTGAGATAGAGCAAGGGCTTGCAGGTATTGAACGTGAGGTAATGAGCGAGATAGAAGGCCGTGCCTTGCGTGTCAATGTGTTTGAAGCACTTAAACACCTTATAGTAAGCGGTAATGTATTGGTACACCTGCCTAAAGAAGGCGGGTTGCGTGTGTTCCCTATGTCCAGTTTCGTAGTTAAGCGAGACCCTGCGGGTTCACTATTAGAAGTAATCCTTGAAGAGTCTGTGTCACCTAGAGCCTTACCAGAAGGCATAGATAACATTGACTACACAGGTGATGAAGACCTCAAGGTATACACAAAGATTTATAGAGAAAACAAAGACTACTTTAAAGTCTACCAAGAAGTCGAAGGTCAGCTAGTTCCAGGTTCTGAAGGTCGATACAAGAAAGACCTGATGCCTTGGATAGCCCTGAGAATGGTACACCTTGATGGCGAAGATTATGGTCGCTCTTTCGTGGAAGAGTATCTAGGAGACCTGAAGTCCCTTGAGGGATTGATGGAAGCATTAGTTAGCTCCGCAGCAGCTAGTGCTAAATTGGTATTTATGGTGCGCCCTAATGCCAGTGTCCGAAGAACTGACCTAGCTAAGTCACAGAATGGTGATGTCATCTTTGGTGACCCTAACGATGTCAAGGTATTACAGACTGAGAAGTATCCTGATATGCGTGTGGTACTGGAAACCGTACAGCGTATTGAAGACCGTCTTTCCTATGCGTTCCTCTTAAACACAGCGATTCAGCGCAATGCTGATAGAGTAACTGCTGAAGAGATACGCTTTATGGCTCAAGAGTTAGAGTCTGCCCTTGGTGGTGTCTACTCAATACTGAGTCAGGAAATGCAACTTCCTATCGTCAACATATTGATGAACAGGATGTCTGCAAGTAAGAAGATTCCCAAGCTACCAAAAGGCACAGTCACGCCCGTTATTGTTACAGGTGTGGAAGCACTGGGCCGTGGGAATGATTTAAACAAACTACGCACTTATATCACTGACCTAGTACAACTGGCTCAAGCTGCACCTGAGACTTTACAGCGGGTTAATTTCGGTGACCTTGTTGCACGACTCGCAACGGGACACGGCATTGACACGATAGGTCTGATTAAGACTGAACAGGAACTACAAGCTGAGATGCAAGCACAGCAGGAAGCTCAACAACAGCAGATGATGCAGGAAGCATTGAAAGACTCTGCGCCTGGGGCTATTAGAGAAGTTGTGAAGGCTAACTCTCAGCAACAACAGGTACAATAAACAATGGCAAAAACACCCGAAATGACTTTGAAAAAAGATAACCCGAAGGCTACTGCACCTAAGAAAGAAAAGAAGGTCGAGTATCCCTTGTGGCCTGGAATCAATGATGCTGAATTAGGCGTGAAGTACATCAACGCTAAAGGCAATATTATTCAGCGGGGTAGATAAACAATGGTTGAACAAGTACAGGTAGAAGGAAATGTTACAGGTAGTGAAGCTCCAGTTGAACAAGTTGAAAACAATCGTCCAGAATGGTTACCAGAGAAGTTTAACTCTCCTGAAGACCTTGCTAAAGGATATAGCGAACTGGAAAAACAATTCACTCAGTCTCGTCAAGCAGAAGCTGAAGCTAATCAAGCAGAAAGCAGTCAGGAAGTACCGTCAGGTCAAGCTGAAGCTAAAGAAGCTGTTGAAAATGCAGGATTAGACTTTGAGGCTATGCAAGATGAGTTTGCTGAGAGTGGAGAACTATCAGAAAATACTTACAAAGACCTAGAAGCAAAAGGCATCCCCAAGGAAATGGTAGATGCTTATGTGGATGGTCAAATGGCTAAAGCCGAAGCATACTCTAGTGAGCTATATGGATATGCAGGTGGCGAAGAAGTCTATCAAGAGATGTCTGCATGGGCATCTGAAAACCTATCTGACTCAGAGATTGATGCGTTTAATGATGCTATTACCTCTGGGAACGAGTCTCAGGCACGACTAGCTATTGATGGAATGGCAAGTAGATACAGGGATAACGGTGGCGCAGAACCTACGCTTGTAGGTGGTAAAGCCTCTGCCTCTGTAGATACATACCAAAGCTGGGCGCAGGTTACCAAGGATATGGGAACCACTGAGTATACGAAAGACCCCGCTTTCCGTGATATGGTTCAAAAGAAGTTATCACGAAGCAACATATAACTAGCCTACTCAGGCTGTTATCAAATTCAATATATCCCCAAAAAACAGTAAGGCTCTCTGCGGAGAACACCCTTTCCAGTGAAGTAAGGATTAGAGAATGAACCCCTTAATTTACTAACCAAAAGGAACATTACAATGGCTAACGCTTCTGTATCCCAAATTGGTAAGGTCAACAATACTGGAACTGCTGACGCTCTGTTCTTAAAACAGTTCAGTGGAGAAGTCCTTACAAGCTTTGAACAAGCTACTGTTACTGCTGACAAGCACATGGTTCGCACCATTGCTAACGGCAAATCTGCACAATTCCCTGTGATGGGTCGCTCTAGCGCATCTTACCACACCCCTGGTAACGAAATCACTGGTACTGCACTAAACCACGCTGAGAAAGTTATTACTATTAATGACCTTCTTATCTCTAACCACTTCATTGCGAACATTGATGAAGCGAAGAACCACTACGATGTACGCTCAGTTTACTCTTCTGAGATGGGCCGTGCATTGGCTTTCCAAATGGACAAGCACGTTCTTCAAACCATGCTTCAAGCTGCTGCTGCATCTGCTAACGTAGGTGACACTAGCTATGCCTCTGGTACTATCATCACTGATGCTGACTCTAACACTAGCGCTGACTCATTGATTGGTTCAATCTTTGATGCTGCTGAAGCCTTAGACGATGCTTACGTTCCTTCTGAAGGTCGCTGTGCTTTCTTGAAGCCTGAGCAATACTACTTGCTTGCTAACGCTTCTAAAGCTGTAAACGTAGACTTCAGTGGTCGTGGTTCGATTGCTGACGGTACTGTACCTCAGATTGCTGGTATCAGCCTCATCAAGACACCTCACTTACCTACTGGCAACATCACTGGTACTGGTGTTGATGCTGGTGGCGCAGGTGGCGCACAGGCTGTCAACGCTTCTAACACTACTGCTATTATCACCCATCCTTCTGCTGTTGGTACAGTGAAGCTGATGGACTTAGCTGTAGAGAGCGAGTACGACATTCGCAGACAAGGAACCTTGATGGTAGCGAAATACGCTATGGGCCACGGTGTCCTACGCCCTGAAGCTGCTGTTCAAATCCAGACTGCTTAAACCTTCTAGCGGGAGTCCTTAATTGGGCTTCCGCTTTTTTTTACTTTGAGAGGAATTATCGTGGCTATAGTTACACCTACTTCAGAAATAGAAGCTGTAAATGTAATGTTATCAGCCATCGGTGAGGCTCCTGTATCTAGCTTAGATGACCCTTCTTTAGTAGATGCTGCCTTAGCGCAGTCAATACTAAAAGAGACCTCTGTTGAGATTCAGACCCGTGGATTACATTGCAACACTGAGATTAACTTTCCACTCGTGCCTACAGTTGATGGTGAAATTCTAGTGCCTTCTAACTGCGCCAGGATTGATACAACAGAAATCTCTAGGGACATAGATGTTGTCCAGAGAGGCAACAAACTGTATGACCGTGTAGAGCGAAGCTACACATCATTCACTGATAAAATATATGTTGAGATGGTTCTTCTGTTTAGCTTTGAGGAGCTTCCCCAACACGTTAAGCGGTACATAACCGTTAAGGCAACTAGACGTTTCCAAGCTCGACTTGTGGGTTCCGATACCCTAGCTGGCTTTACTGCCACAGATGAGCAGGAAGCACTTATAGAATTTGAAAGGTCAGAAGCTATAACAGAAGACAGCAACATACTTACTGATAGCTTTGACACTTATAAAATCATATCAAGAGGTTCTCCTCGCAGAACAGTAAGGTGATTAGTTATGCCACTTGTAAGCACCAGTATCCCCAACTTATTGAATGGGGTCAGTCAGCAACCCGCACCGTTGCGCCAAGTCACACAGGGAGAAACTCAAGTTAATGCTATGTCCTCTGTGATTGATGGGCTTATCAAGAGACCGCCTACAGAACACTTAGCAAAGCTACTAAACAGCTTTACTGCAACAAACAAAGTAGCAGCACACTTGATTGATAGGGGTGAAAACAATAGGCATTTAGTAGTAATAACGACTACAAATGTAGACGGTAATCTATACGTTTATGACTTAGCTGGTAATTTAATAAGTTCATACTTAAATAGGTATTACTTTGCTTGCTCTGACCCTGCTAAAGAAATAAAGTTTTTAACTATTGCTGATACCACATTTATTCTTAATACGACATATTCTCCAGTATTAGCTTCTAACGTAGA